AAATTCTTTTGTGAATCGCAGACATAGTTCTAGAACCACGCTCTAATAAAGCAACTGTAGTTCCAACTGCCGCTTGTTGATTTCCATCACCAACTTGTAGATCTGCAATAGATGCAAATCTTTGACCAGCGTTTACTACAACACCCATCAAACTTAACAAAGTCTGTGATGGTTCTTTAAATGGTAACATCATAAACGAATCTCTTAAATTTCCGCCAGGTGCATCTACATCTCTAAACTCACCAGGTTGAATTGATTGTGCATCATCTCTAATTCTAATACCACGTTGCTTGAATCCAGCAGGTAGATTAGATAATGTTCCTGCATCTAATAGTTGTCTAAGTGCACTTGTTGCAGTACGTGATAAACCACCAATCATATGAATTAAACCAAAACCATAAAAACCTAAACCTGGTAAAAATTTAAAGTGTACAAAGTATTGTATTTTATTTTTCTTTGGATCACCTACTTCATAGTTTCTTTTGATAGAAAGAATCTCTCGTGACCCTTCTTCTAAAGTTACAATGTAAGGTATTTTAATTCCTGAGGGCTCACCAGTCTCTGGATCAGAATCTTCAAAACCATCTAAGTCTAAATCCACGTGACATTCTAATAATGTATAAACATCTTCTTCTTTTGATTTAGTTGTACCTTCCAACTCTCTTTCTTTTTTCTCAATATCAGATTCACCTGTAGTTGGTTTTCCTAAATCAATGTCTCTGTAGAAACCAGCGACTTGTTGTTTTCTTAAATCATTTTCTGAAATTTTTATTCGATGAATAATTGCTTCCGCATCATCTAATGAGGTAGCTGTGTACGGAACAATTAAATCATCTGCTGGAACAAACTTTGATACTGCTCTTTGTTCCATATCATCATAGTAGACTTTTTTAAAAGCAGAACCTGCAAGAGGAAGATTAAATAACATTTGATCAAACTCTGGTTCATACTCTTTCATCTTTTCCATGATTTCGTAATTCATAAAATCTTTAACACGTGATGCTTGTTGTGTTTTCTCCGGTGTAGATAAACCGATTACTTGTGTTCTAACTGGACCATCTGCCGGTAATAATTCTTTATAAGCTAATGCTTGAAATTGTGTAACTGCTTCTGCAAGAACTGGGTGAGTTGCACCTGAAGCTCCTTGAAAAGGTTCTGTTCTGTTATTGTATTTAAAACCTAAAAGGTCTAGACCTTGTGTATAAGTTTTCTCCCATTCTTTTCTAGAAGAAGTGTAGTCCATGTATTTACCATTTAAGTCTGAAGCTAAACTAGCAAGTACATCATCTGGTAAAAAATCTGCAAGGTTTGCATAATGCTCGTCACCACCTTCAGGTGTTGCAGCTTGTGGATCAAGATTTATATCGACAGATCCATCTTCATTTTCTTGAATATCAACTGGACCAAGAGATTCTTCTTGTGCTTCAGTTTCTTCGATTACTTGTTCTTGAACTTCTTCTTCACTAGGAAGTTCGAATTCTTTTCTGACTTCGTTCGGAAGTGCTTTGTCTATATCCGCCATTTATTTTTTCTCCAGATTGTTTGACTGTTTTAACAGTATTATATGTAATATTCAACCCCTGAGGCGTGGGTCCGGCTTCAGGGGGTAATAAGTGTTTCTTTGGGTATTTATTCGTCATAGGTGTACTTCTTCATTTCTTCTAAATCAAAATCATCTATAAATTCTTCTACGTCTTTAAGCTTGCCTTCAGCATCAGGTCTTACGCTTGCTTCATTATAAGTCACGCCTCCGGTCTCAGGGTCCATGTCTAATTCCATTTCATGTTCTTTGTAACCCATTTCTCCTTTGTCATCTACTTTTTTAATTGTTGTTTTATTTCCTTGTTGTGTAACAACATAATCATCCAATCTATATTGATCAGCAAATTCATCTGCTCTATTACCAGTAAAGTTTTTCTTTCCAAAGGTTACAACTTTAGTAACTAGGTCTCCAAGAAATTCAGGAATACCATCAGCACTTCTTTTAACTACTTCTACAACTTTAGGTGCAGCAACCATTGCAGGTTTTAAATATTTACCTACTAATGGTATAGATGCAATACCTCCAGCAATCTTCATAAACTTTCTTCTTGAAGGATCATCTGGTCCATCTGCAAAACCCATACGTCCACCTGCCGCCATATATTGTGTTGGTATTTCTTGACCAGCAAATCTTTTACCTGTTATTAAATCTTTTAAACCACTCATACTAATAGCTCTTGCTTTAGCAATGTCTGCTTCTTGTGATTCTCTTTCAAGTTTTCTTCTAACCTTAGCAGCTTCAAATTTTTTTTCTGCTTCTTCTATAGTTAAATCTGATTTAACTTTTGGAGTTTCAAAATCACTATCTAACATTGATTCGTCTTGAGCAATTTGATCAGCCATCTCAGCTTGTTTAACAACTGATCTTGCTTCTCTTTCTTCAGGAGATAGAGCCATTAAATCTTTTGCAGAACCAATTAGATTAGTTCCAATCAAACCATACTCCAGGGCTTCGGCAACAGGTCTCCCTGCTTTCAATGCTTCGTAAGTATCATCAACTGCAATGTAAGTTCCAAGTGGACCTAATGCTTTTAAACCTAATGTAAAATATTTTTTCTTTGCAATATCATCAGGAATGTTTTTTATTCCTCGTGCTATTTCTTCTAATCCTGGAAGTAATGATGCTTTTAATTTTGTAGCTGCTTTAATTTGATCTGGTGTCATTTTTATTTTAGATGCTTTTAATTGATCTATTAATAATGGTCTATTTCCAAATTTTTTATTACCTACCCTAACTTCTATATCTTCAGGTATATTTTTAATGTATTTATCTAAAGCTTTTTTATTTTCAGTTCCACTTTTAGATATACTAAAATCTTTGTCTAATACTCTACGAGCTCTATTTTCTTTCATATTAGAAGTTCCTGTTGCAAATTGAACATTGAATGCATTCGCTCCTCTACCGGCTGTATGGTGAATATGAAAAGGAGAAAACCTTCCTCTTGAAGAAATATTTTCAGGATCGTAGTTAGGATAAAATTTTTTGTTTAATTTATCTCTTAAATCTGGATTTTCTTGTATAAATCTTTTTTTAGCATATTCATTTAAAGTTTTTTTGGAAGTTGTTTTATATATTTTTTTATTATCATCTATATGATCTAATACATTATCATATGTAATAATTTTTGGTTTTCCTTTCTTATCCAAAACATTTGTGTCAATTAGTTCTACTTCTTGAGTTTTAGAAATACTAGTTGGTCTTTCAGTATTTTTATTTTTAAATTGAATATGAGAATTAGGTATTTGTCCATTTTTAAAACGTAAAGCATTTTCTATTAAATCTCTATATAATAAACCTTTGGGATTTAGTTCTGTAGGAACTAATCCAAACATTCTTTTTTGATTATAACTTTGTTTTTGTAATTTAATTTTTTCAGCAATTTCCGGATCAGTTTTAATTTTTTCTTTTAAATTAGCAGCAGTAGTTTTTTTATACTCTCTTTCTCTATCCAAAAAAGCTTGTTCACCCATTTCTTTTATTTTATTTTCACGAGATCTTGCTTTAGCAACAGCCTTTCTTAAATTAGAAGATTTTAAATTTACACCTAAACGTTTAGCTTCTTTTAAAATATCTTCATCACTAAAAGTTTTTCCTCTAGTAGTAATAAATTTAGTAGGTAAATCTAATCTTCTTCTTCTTTGTTTTACATTGTCTGGAGTAAGTTCAGATCCATCCATCGCTGTGTATTTTTCAGGTAGAGATTTTAAATAATTTGCAAACTCTGTATCCGATCCAGTTATTTTAGGTTTAAAACTTTTATGTAATTGTTTAAATTTAGAATTAGAAATAGCAGATCCTGCTTCAGCAAAGTTTTCTCTAGTTTCTGTAGCAGGACGAGTCAGATACGACATCATCTGTTCGTATTCACCAATCTTCATTATAGTCCCATCAAGTAGTTTAGGCCGCCTTGTGCATTTTTACGTCTAGATGTGTTTTTAAATGTTTCAATAATATCTCCTGGATCCATTCCTTTTTCTAACATTTTATAAGACTCTTCTATAG